GCAATGGTTGATGATGAACGTATGAGTGAACTTGTTCTCTGTCAATTGTGCAATCGTACCTCAAAACATTGTGTATGTGGAATCGACATCCAAGCTATTGCTGAGTTACCGGAGGGTGTGAACTTTGGCGACTCTTTTGTGGAGACCTATGATGATGGTGAAATCAGAGAGGTGAAGACATATGATTATGTGAGAGGATCGTACATGTGCACTACTGATACTTACCGCAATGGTGAACTCATGAGATCTAGAGTCACTCCGATGCCAGTGTATGCAAAGGTACAGGCTGATGAGGACAATGTGGCGTATGCTGACGTGTTGAATGAAGTTGTTCAGCGTCAGAGAGCTCGTGAGCCCACGTTCGGTGGTCGTATGGTTGCTGGAGTGATGAGTGTGTTCTTGCAAGGATATATGCGTTTTGCTTTCGTGCGATCTGTGACAGATTGGTTAATGATGTTTGGTCCTATCCGCAGTCTTGTTGTGTGGGCAATCAAAAACTATGCTCCTCCAATGAAATTGGCTCGTTGCTTCTTCGAGTTTCTGGGCGTATTGATTGACCGTTCGATGACTACAAGTCGTTGGCGCAAGATCATTGTGGGTCTGGGGGCTGCAGCAGCCGCATGGTTGGTGTACAGACGGTTGAGTACTTGGGACGTACAGGGTTCGACAATGTCCGTCCCAGATACACACTTCAAGAAGACAGAGAAAGAGAATGTTTGGAAGCGTGATGATTACCAGACAACATCGTTTGACGTGGATCCCATGAGCTTGAACTGGACCACCCTACCGAAGGAGAAGGTAGTTGATATGGTGCGGAAGAATACCGCGCGCATCTTTGTGACTGACAACCACAAGATGATTCCCGGCAATGCTTTCTGTGTGGGTGGACATCTCTGGGTGACCAATAATCACATCCTACCTGAGACTGATAGCTCTCCACTTCATGTGAGATTTCAGGTTGATCCGTTGGGTCAAGGAACCTCAAGAAATGTTGAATTTGTGCTTGAACAGAGCTCGATTTATCGTGAGAGGGGATCCGATTTGGCGTATTTTGAGATCTTAGCTGTTGATGCGCGTACAGATTTGACACGCTTGATCTCTAAGGAGACTCTGGATGGTGACTTCCAAGCGAAGTATATTGGATTGAATCGTGATAGCAGCGCACGTGAAGTGGCTGTGGGATATGTTCAAAAAGTTGTTGCTCGATGTGAGACATTGGATCGCACTTTTACGTATTGGCGCGGTCATGTCGCAGATGATACAGTCAATGGAGATTGTGGCACGCCTCTCGTGGGAATGTCTCCTTCTGTTGTTGTCTTGGGCCTTCACCAGTTGGGTGGATCAAATAAGGTAGCATTTGCAGTGAAGTTGACGCAATCAAGCTTGCATCGTGCTCAAGCTCACTTCGCTCGTCCACTTGTCCAGGCAGGAGTGCCACGGCTCAGTGGCACAAATGTAGTGAAAACAGTTTCAGCTTTGGGACACCGTTCGCCACTCAGGTGGTTGGAATCAGGGTCGCTGACTGTATTTGGCTCGTTTGTTGGCTATCAGGTTCGCTCGCGTTCGAAAGTGGCTTCGTCTCTTTGTGGTGACTTCATCAAATCAGCCCGCAAGTGGGATATTCCATTTGGTCGACCCGATTTGAAGGATTGGCGACCTTGGCACCTGGCGTACAAAGATGTGACTGGTCAGGAGAACATCTTACAGGCTTCTGTCTTGAAGCAGGCTGTTGATGGTTATGTGAGCGATGTGTGTGCTGGCTTGGATGAAGAAGCTAAGACCACACTCAGGATCATTTCCGATCACGCGGCTATCAATGGTATTGCTGGTGTGCAGTACATTGATAAGATGAACTTCAATTCGTCTATGGGGGAACCTTTCAATAAGACGAAGAAGAACTTCTTGCGCCCTGCTCCGACCGAACTTCAACCTGATGCAAAGGTCTTTGATGAGGAAGTGATGGAGCGCGCAACTGTCATTGAAGAGCGTTACCGCGCTGGTGTGCGTGCTTGTCCAGTGTTTAGTGGTCAGTTGAAGGATGAAGCGCGTTCGCATGCGAAGATTGCTGAGGGCAAGATTCGCGTGTTTACGGGTGCGCCGGCGGATTGGTCATTTGTTGTACGGAAGCACTTATTGTCCTTCGTCAAGGTGGTACAGGAGAACCGCCTCTTGTTCGAAGCTGCCCCTGGTTGTGTCACGCAGTCCCTGGAGTGGGAACAATTTCGAGATTATCTGGTTGCTCATGGAGAGGATCAGATTGTTGCTGGTGATTATGGTAAGTTCGACAAGAAGATGACTGCACAGGTCATTTTGGCAGCGTTTGATGCAATTATTGCCATTTTGAAGTTTGCGGGGTGGTCCATGGAAGACCTTCTCGTGATCTACGGAATTGGTGAGGACACCGCGTATCCCTTTGTCAACTTCCAAGGTGACCTCGTCATGTTGTACGGATCGAACCCGTCTGGTCACCCGCTCACAGTCATTATTAATAGTATCGTGAACGCTCTCTATTTGCGCTACTGTTACATTGTGTTGTCGGAAAAGAGGGAATGCCGATCTTTCAAGACGTATGTGAACTTGCTCACGTACGGCGATGATAATGTGATGGGTGTCTGTCGCTCTATCCCTTGGTTCAATCACACTGCCATTGTAGGGGCTTTGAAGACGATTGGTGTTGAGTACACCATGGCTGACAAGGAGAGTGTGTCGGTGCCTTACATCAACATCAATGATGTGTCCTTTTTGAAGCGTACGTGGCGCTTTGATGCGGAAGTTGGAGCGTTTGTTTGTCCGCTTGAGGAGCAGTCTATCCACAAGATGTTGTGTGTGAACATCCCAAGCAAGACTATTTCAGCGGAAGCGCAGATGTTGTCCGTGATGAATAGTGCTGTGCGTGAATGGTTCTATTACGGTCGAGAACGTTTCGAAGTTGAGCGAGAGTTTTTGAACAATGTGTGCGTTAAGTTCGAGTTGTGTCCACCTGTGCCGTTTCCAACGTGGGACCAACTCAAAGATTCCTTCTGGAGAGCGTCTGAAGGTTTGTCTGTTGTTCGTTTGGGTGAGTATCGCAGTCACCTGGACCTAATTGGTCCGAAACCATCTGTTGTCGTAGTGTAAAGATCTGCGTTTGTCGTTTTATGTAACTTGTGTGTCAAATGAGTGTGCGTATACTATGTGAACCCACCCGTCGTTACGGGTTCGCCTTTTTAGGAGTGAGAATTCTGGGTGTTCGTCAAGTTCAAAGCGTATTGTGCAA